TTCACCGTCTATAACAGAAGCAGCTTCCTTGTAAAAAAGATTGTAGGACTTATCTTCGAAAATACCTAAGTGCTTATTAACCAGCTGGGCTTGCTGCTTTTCGTTTAAGCCGCGTACTTTGAACTGCTCTTCAAAATAACCGTTGCCAATGTTGACACCCTGCTGAAAAGCCTTAAGGGCAATATCACTAAAGTCATTGACCATGTCTTGGAATACATTCTTTTGCTCTTTGTCCAATGCCTTGTCAAGTGTTTGCAAATATTCCAATTTAAACTTATTCCAGCGGAGCAAAAGCTGATGGGCAAAGGTCTTGCGCAGAGAATGCATCTTAACATAAGCAACTCTTTCGCCTTCAGGAATAACTAACGGGGCAGTAATACCAAGCTTGTCAGGACGAATAGATTCAGGAATGTCTATGTCTGGGACAATTGCATCCTTAGCAGCTTGAACATTAGGAACCCTTTTAATAAGGATTGATAAGGCGGCGTCTTTTTCTTTTTCGTTTAGCATGTTCAAGACTACCATCGTCTTCGACGTCGAACACTTCTTCAAAGAAATCAGGATTCAATTCAATGGCTATAGCTTCATCCGCCTTTTCAGCTGCTGTTTGCTGTTGCTGATTACCTGGATTTCGATTTGCAGCTTGGTCTGCAGGGGGTGTACCTGGAGTAGGATTGCGATAAATGGGTAGGCCTGTATCTTCATCTAGAGGTACAACTTCATTACCAAGGAGCACAGTAAATATATCCCCACCCTTTACAGGCATTTGACCTAGAGCTGTTAGCGCACGATTACGCGAAGCTAAACCACTACGCCACATCTGAATCCAAGCCTGTGTTTGTGGCAAAAAATCTTGTTGAGGGACCTTAGAATAAGTGAACTCCACATCAGGGTTCATCTCTGCTAGTACTTCTAGAGTAATGGCTTCAGATACCATTCCCATTAGAGGTCCAATTAATTTGGACTGCGAAGCACTGACTGCGATCTTAGCTGTGCCCTGTGAGGCATCTGCCAGGCCAGATTCAACAGCAGAGACACCAAAGTTCTTAGTTATGATTTTTTCAATGATGGGGATTAATTCTGCAACTTGCAATTCACGGAAAGGTCGTGTGAACTGAATCCATTTAACTTCTCCCTCAACATTATCAATAACCTTCATCTGATTGCTAGAAGTATTGATACCACGGCCAGCTTCGAAAGAGGCACGTGCACGTTCCAATGCTTCAGTTGCAATCTTGCCGATGGCTAATACACCAGGAGGAATTTCATCATTAGAGAAAGTCCAACCAATGGTCTTAACAGAAAGCATCAACAATGAAATTTCATTAACAATGGTTTCAATTATAGGTGTGCCTGTGGGTCGATAAGTGTTAGGTGTAAAATTCCTAAAAATGATATCTTCCTTAGGATGCACCATAGTAGGCGTAATGGTGCCACGTTCAAATTCAGTGTAACCCAAGAGGATACCGAAGCCATCATACTTAGGTGCAAAAAGAGCGCCATCCTTGGCCAGCAATTCCCGCAGTATTCCATTAGAATCCCTAACCTTCTGTATGACACCTCTGCCTATGACCAATAAATCAGTAATAAACTTTGTCATTATGGTAGACAAAGTTTCACGATCCAAGTTCGGCATCTGCATGAAAGTACAATATTCTTTTACCTCTTGGGGATCATGGAACATTCTATCTTTAAATACAATGTTCCAAGGAATATATGCGACTTCACGAGCTAGACCATCCACAATGGGTCGAACGCTAGATGACATTTCATAAATGTCACGTAACAAACTAAAACTTAGGCGACCAAAAGTTTGGGGATGCACTGCATATGAAAAAGGCCAAGTCCCAGCACTTGCTGCACGTGTGGCAGCATTGGGAAGCGCTTTAGATATTGATAGAGGCTCAGCATCAAAGCGGGTATCGCTAGCAGGTACTTCATTGCCACGTGCGTCGTAGATCATGCCACTCCACCTACGTCCTGTAATTCCATACTGAAAAACCGCCGCCCTTACGTTCGCTTATTTTACGAAGCGCCTCTAATGCCAGCCAACCGGCCATCAGGGCGTCACTATGTGAGTTTGGATAATCTTTAACTTCCTGCATCCAATAACAAAAAGAGCACTGACAGGCTTTGTCATGATCACCACCAGCACCCAATGGAATCTTCCATTGACCTGTTTCAATCTCTGCCATCAATGAGGGTATTCCCACATTAACATCCAACTTCTGATTGCCCGTAAAGTAACCTTCAATGGGCAAGCCTAACTGAGGTACAAGAGATTGAATGATGTCGACTAAATACTTCTGCGCGCCATTGTTTTCAACATAAACCTTGGCAGGTTTCATCCTCTCACATACCTCAATTATAGAGCGGGCAGTTTCTAATGGCTCGTTGCGTCTAAGAATACGAATCTCACATGGAATACGTTTGGCAGTGGGAGCTCGACCCAAAGTATAAATCACTGAGGGGCAATTCTCGACGCCAGGCCGATGTCCCAAATCCACACCGACGAATTTGATAACTTCAGTGTTTATAATAACGTCGAAAGCTTTTAACTCATAGTCTCGTGAAGAGTCAACAGCCGTTGCATTAATCCAGGACTCTTCGTCTGTGAGAGCTACTCCACGATATGCTCTGTTGTAATGCCGTGTACCTGAAACAGCTAACTTGCCTCTAAAGTATTCTGAATCGTAGCGCTCTGGCCAATGAGACTCAAAATTATCTCCAACCCAGTATTCACGGCACTTGGGTATCATGTTGTTAGCACGTATCTCTGAAACAACATCTTCTACGTGCCAGGGTGTACCTACCATGTACCAACGAAATGCAGCGCCGTCAGACATGTTAAGCCAATTTGAATGGAATGCTTCTTTGACCTGCTGACGTAAACGCGGGAAAACCAAACTATTACGATAACCAGAAACGTCGTCAAATATAATTAAATCAGCGCGGCCACCAGTTGAGGACGTCAATACACCAGAACCTTCAACAGTGGCGTCTGTATGTGCCACGTTGCGTCTAACCGTAATTTTAGACTTAGTCCAAGTACCAAGAGAAGCAGGAACACAATTAGGAAAGATCTCTTTAAATTTCTCATTTTCAAGAATAGTCGTTGATATGCGTACAATGAGATCTTGTGCACGATCATCAGCTTCAGTAACAATCTTGACACGCAGATTGGGATTCTTACCGATCTCCCAAAGAACCCTGCCAACAGTAACCTGTTCACTCTTGCCACTACCACGAGCTGCCAACATCTGACCAAAGCGATGCGTATTCATAAAACTATGCCATGTCTCGTGCATGGTAGTAGCTTCATAATCAAATACGTAACGAATAAAAGCTGCAGGATCTTCGCGGGCGCGACGAATTGTCTTTTCTTTAAGAAGCTGATATAACCTAAATTTTTCGTCGAAGGAACTCATTCATGTGGTTCCTTCTCCGCGGGTACTATATCTGCAGGGACAGGTAGCTTATTTTCAGCCTCAGCCAAGGCTCGGCGTAATTTGATGATCTCATCGTCGAGATCTTTTTCTTTCATTGCTGATGTCTCAATGGTATTATTTTCGGTGGGATCACCAGTAATCAAACGACGCTGGTGGGAAACAAGCTTAACAGTGTCTAGAACATCTTTCCAACTGGTAGGACGTACTTCTTCAGTGACCAGAAGTTCTGCTACTTTTCCCTCAAGGAAATCAAGTAATTTAAGCTCATTTATCTGGTCAGCTGTCTCAGCACTTTGCTGGGCACGGGCAATAGCCGAACGGGCCTGAGTAAGTAATTCTTGATCCCTGCTTATCTTGGCATCCCAATCCTCTTGCTTTTTCCATACGTGTAAGGTTGCCGCTGGTATTCCTAACTCTCTGGATACCTGTAAAAGGTTGCGACAACGTAAATAGAGGCGATGAGCATTACGCCTACGTTCGAGATCCGGCTGCTTTGCCATACCTCATAAGTATAGCATTAAGCTCCCGATTCGTCACCCTGGGAGATGTGTTCTGGTTCATT